ATATTTTTATTCTCTTGTAGCTCCTGAATTCTAAATTCAAGATGGTATATTATAATTTTTTTTTGATCTTCATCTAACATTTTTTCTTCCTTTTTTGATAAAATTTGATCTATCCATTTTTTATTTGTAATTTGTGTACCCACACCAAATTTAACCTGATTAGGATTATATTCAGGTTTTTTGTGATTATACATCATATTATGTATGAAATTATCTGATCGCATCATTACCTCAAAATTTTTATATACATAATATTTACAAAATTGCTATATGTCAAGACAACTTTAAACTCCCTGTATTTAAAGTGTCCTTTTTTTCATGTAAGTATTTTAGGTTTTCGGGTTGTTTGAGCCGTGAGTGTAAAAGTTCACGGCTTTTTTCATGAAAATAACCAAATTCCAAATTTCACAAGAAATAGAAAAGTTAAAACAAAGAGAGATATTGTCACTAACAAAGCGCAAATGTTAATCGTTATTTTCATTTTCTACTATCTCTTTTTTCCATCTCTTTTTTTACAAGTTCGGCAATATATTCTTGTATAGATGGACAGATTGCAAGAAAAAAGATTGCAATTATGAATTAAAATTGTTAGTTTACAGGAAAAAAGGCTTTAAATATATGGCAAGACCCCCGAAACCAATAGACTGGGATAGAGTAGAAAGAAAAATGGAAGCGGGGTGTACAGCTGTTGAAATTTCTAGTCATTTTAGAATACATCCCACTACTTTTGTTTATAAATTTAAAGAAAAATATGGTGATTGTTTTACTAATTTCTCTAGTGATTTTCACAGTGACGGAAAAGGAAATGTTAGAGAAATGCAGTACGAAGAAGCATTAGAGGGTAATACCCAAATGTTAGTTCTTTTAGGCAAATTATGGTTAGGTCAAGTTGATATTGAGCCAGAACCTAAAAAGACCAATGATTTCAATGCAGAAAATGAATTAATGAAAAAAGATCACATCATAGAAGAACAACAAGCACTTTTAAAGCTTCACAACATCGAGTTTAATGGAATTCAAGACAAGTCCGAAGCAGAATAAATCTTTTGTAGAAGCAATTCACCGTTACAATATTTGGGTAGGATCAATCAGAGCAGGAAAAACATATTCAAGTGTAAGAAAATTTATTGATAGATTGCAATTTGGAGTACCTGGCGATGCGATGATTTGTGGCGTTAACAGGAGTTCTATTGGTAGAAATATTTTATCGCTTATGTATGATATGATAGGATTTCCTGCACCAACAGAAAAGTGCATGAAGACTAGATTATACGGTAGGGATGTATATTTTGTAGGCGCTCCTGATATCAGCGCTGTAGCTACAATAAAGGGGGCAACTCTAGCTTATGCTTATATTGACGAAATAACGGAAATACCAGAACCTTTTTTTAAAATGTTAGACGGTCGTTTAAGCGTGCCTGGTGCACAATTATTTGGAGCTACAAATCCTGACGGCCCCGCACACTGGTTTAAGAAACAATATATAGATAGAAAAGAAGAACTTGATTTAATTCACTGGGATTTTAATCTAGATGATAATCCTATTCTCGATAAAGAATATAAAAAGATCATAAAAGCTTCTTATACAGGTTTATGGTTTGATAGGTATATTTTAGGTAAATGGGCATTGGCTTCTGGTGCTATATTTCCAGATTTCGATCATGAAAACATATTTGAAAAATCATTTTCCTCTCCTAACTATTATCTTGTAGGTATAGATTACGGAACCACAAACCCTACAGCTGCTGTATTAGTGGCTATTACACCAAATAAATGGCCACAGGCACGAATTGAAGAAGAGTATTATTATGATTCTGCAAAAACTGGTATGCCTAAAACTGATGCACAACTTGTTAGCGATATAAAAAAATTTATAGGCTATCGAGATGTAAGGTCAATATATGTTGATCCAGCTGCTGCAAGCTTTAAAATAGCTCTAAGAAATGAAGATTTGCCTGTTATTGATGCCAATAATGATGTTTTGCTTGGTGTAAAGACAATGAATAAATTTATTTCAGGAAGAAATATTGTTGTTCATAAGAATTGTGTAAATGCCATAGAACAACTTCAATCTTATGCATGGGACAGTAAGTATGCAGATAGAGGAGAAGATAAACCAGTTAAGAAAAACGATCATCAAGTTGATGCTATTAGGTATAGCCTGACACCATTTTTAGCGTCAGGTGATTTTGGTTGCGCTGATGAACAACTTAATATTGAAAATCTTAGAAGAAAAGTTTACGGCGACAACGATATTTATTCACAGTTCAATAGCTTATTACATTGATTTTATAGTTAGATGTATGTATAATGTAGACACTTATATATTGGAGTCTATATGAAGTTATGCAGGACGTGTAATAAAGAATTTAATTACGCTGGTTTTTATTGTCGATGGTGTGGTCAAAAAGCGAGAGAAGAAAAAAGAAAAGGTATGCCTTGCAAATCTTGTAATCAGGTTAAACCGATTAATAATAAAACTTTTCATTTGTGTTCTACATGTTATATTAAAAAACGTGTAGACAGTAATCCTTTCTACAAAGAACAAAAACGTATTAGATGTTTTAAGTCTAGAAGAAGATGTAGAGGACAAGATCCTGATGCTCCATTAATGAAAAGAAAAAGTGGAGAGGGTTCTTTGGATAAAAACGGATATTTACAAATAACAAGATTAGGTCATCCAAATTGTACAAGTAATACAGGGAGAATAGCAGAACACACCTTAATTATGTCTGAGCATTTAGGTAGACCGTTAAAAAAGGGGGAATCAGTACACCATAAGAATGGTATTCGTGATGATAATAGAATAGAAAACCTTGAATTGTGGCATAAAGGTCAGCCAGCAGGGCAAAGAGTCGATGATAAGATTGCATGGGCTGTTGAATTCTTAACAAATTATGGGTATGAATGCAAAAAGTAGGCAATAAACTATCACCAAATTCGGATAGATATTTTACATATCCTATGGTCGAATATGATGAAGATTTATGGGCTGATGCCAGTAAATTTTTACCTCTAGAATATGACCTGCTTTATCTAAAAATAGAAAATAAAAAAAGTATAATCCGTGGATGGTATACAGGCTATGGATGGGATGGCGCTAAGTTTGAAGAAAATGATAAAGTTTTATGTTGGAAGAAAGCAAATCATCATGATGAGATATGAAAGAAAAAGATTAAGTTAATATTTTATACCTGATATATATTTAAAATTATATATATAAGGAATTTCATGCCAAGTTATGATCGTGGTGGTTTCAATACTCAAATGAACGGATATATTGATCCAAGTGATGTAGGTGCTAGAAATTTAAAGCAAAGAAAAGACGATTTCTATCTTGCAAATTATACTTGTGGCTCTCGTTTTATGATGGAAGGGGCGATAGATAAGCGTTTCAAAGTCGGCGATCAGTCGATGTATTCTTATGGTAATCAAAGCATCAATCAAAATTCATATCGTTATTTTTTTAATCTTATCAGACGTCATATAAATATGACCTGTGGCTATCAACGTAAAAATCGTAAATCTACTATTGTTATACCAATTCATGATGATGATGATCCATTAGCTGATGATTTCAATGCAGTTATGAGATGGTGTGAAGATAGAGACGGATTTCAAGAATATCTTTCTGAATCATTTGAAGGTGCTGTTGATGTTGGTGAAAACTTACTTTATATGTATCCTGATTATACTTTAGACGCGGTGTCAGGTGATTTATTTACTGATAGTGTCGGCTATAATAATTATTTGATTGATCAATATTATAGAAAGCAAGATCTAAGTGACTGCAACGGGATATATAGACGCAGATGGGTATCAAAAGAGATGGCTAAGTCTCTTTTAAAAGGATATGACAAAGAAATAGATAAAATGAATCCATCGGGCATGAAAGATGGTAGATTTCCTTTACAGGCTGAACTTAACAACGTAGCATTGAATAAGTTATTTACTTATGACGAGTTTCATTATCGCACAACACGTGAAGCGACAATGATTATTGATCCATACACCAGTGAATCAGTAGAATGGGAACAAGACGTAGACGATCAAGAAGATATGATGGAAAGAACCCTTGCACAACAACCATGGTTGCAAGTTAAAAAGATGCAGATTCCTACCGTTAAACTTTGTGTTTCTCTTGGTGATAAAACTGTATACGATGGCCCGAACCTTTTAAATATTGATTTATACCCCTGTGTTCCTTCAACATGTTACTATGAACCTGATGTTCAGAATCCTGCATGGCGTAAAATGGGCATGATAAGAAATATGCGTGATGCACAGTTTCTTTATAATATGAGAAAGGTTATTGAGCTTGAAATATTGCAATCTCAAATCAATAGTGGTTGGATATTTCCTACAGATGCAGTAACAGACGTAAAAGCATTTAGACAAACAGGACAGGGCTTCCTTATACCTCTTAAAGCTGGTCATTTACCTGCTGAAATACAGCGTATTGAAGCTGCTGCGATACCGCAAAGTTTGATGGAATTATCAGCCAGTTTAAGTGAAGACATAACAAAAATATCAGGTGTTAATGAAGAATTATTGGGAAGTGCCACAGACGACAAATCTGGAATTTTATCAATGCTACGTCAAGGGGCTGGACTTACTACATTACAAACAATCTTCGACAAATTGGATTATACCCAACGATTATATGGGAAAATCAGACTTCAGGCCATTCGTAAGAAATTTAGTAAAGGTAAGATTCGTAATATATTGGGTCATGATCCAGATGAGCGATTCTTTACAAGTCACAGTCAAAAGTATGGATTGGCAGTCGAAGAAGGCAATTATAGTACATCTCAAAGACAAATGGAATTGCAACAGCTCTTACATTTCAAAGAACTCGGTATGGGCATACCTGACAAATCAATATTGCGTGCTGCTTTCATTACCAATAAGCGTCAGATTGAACAGGATATGGAAGAGGTCAATCAACAACAACAACAAGCGCAACAAGCCGAAAGTGAAAGCAAGATGAAAGTTGAAAATGCTAAAGTAATGAATATGTTTAGCAAATCTAAATTAGATATGGCTAAAGTTGCAGAAAGTGAAGCCAATGCCCAGAAGCTATTATCTATGGCAGATCATGAAACAATGGAAGCAGATTATGCACTTGTAGAAACTGCCATGAGACTTGAAGATGTGCAATTCAATCAGATTAAGAATGCTATTGAACTTGCTCAAGGCATGAAAATGGCACAGCTTGAACACCAAGCGATGGCACAACAAAATCAAATGGCGATGCAACCTCAACAGATTGAACAATAAAATATAAGGTATGTATGAAAAAGAAAGAAGAAAAAAAAGAACATAAAAAACATGAAATGAAAGAAGTAAAAATGGCATCTGGAATGAAAATGCCTAAAAAATCAAAGAAAAAATAAATCAGCCGTAAGGCTAAGGAGTAAATATGGCACATAGTAAAGAAGCACATGGTCAAAAGAAAGCGATGGCACAGTTCAATGAAGGTCACTGGTCAAAAGATCAAGGCGAAACAACTGTTGCAGATGGCAAATATACATCAGGCGAGATGAGTAACCCAGAGCATCTTAAAAAATCTGTAGATATGCTTGCAAGCTATACAAAAAAGAATAAGATGCAGTATCCTTGAGTAAGAATACTAGTCTAACTTTTAGGACATTCTTTAGTAAGAAAAATGAGGGTGAAAATCCCTCGTATTCTTTTTTTATTAAAAAAATTAATTTATATGGCTCACAATATATCTAGAGAAATGTAAGGCGATGTAATTGAAAACATAACCTACGTTATCAGACGTTACTTTCTTAAACGTATTAGAATATCACCAGAATATTCTTTATTATCAGTTTTTATAGCTATTTCATAAAGCATTTGAGAGGCACATTCAAACGTTAATTGATATTTACGCTGAATATATGATACCGAAATTATACCACGCCTTTTAAAGTCTTGCTTAATCTGTTTTTTCATTGTTATCTTTTTAAATTTGATCTAACATGATAGCATAATCTTTAAAAGGATACAACATGAAAAAATCAAAAGCAGCAATTGACTTAGGTGTTAACCCTATTTTCGGTAACTTAAAAGGCGCAAGATCACATCATGCCCCTGATTATGCTAAGAATAAAGATGATGATGTTATTCCTAAAGTAACTAAAAGTGCTATTCCTAATGAGTACTATGAAATGGATGTTGGTAAATCAGTCTTTGCACAAGGCAATGGCGATGATCCAGCAGGAGCGTTTTTGCCAACACGTGGAAAAGATAGAGCGCAACCCCATAAAAAAGTAAACGATCAGGATCATTAATTGAAAACTAGATACGAAAGAATTCCTTTGAATATGGGAACAAAAATTAATTGTCATCTTGGAATGTTTGAATTACCCTCCCAAATATTAGAAGTAGGAATATTCGATGATTTTATCCAGTGTAAATGTGAAGATGGTATGTATCGAATAAACAAAAATCGCAATGGTTCAATCAATATTAATAAGATATGTGAATGACTAAAGAAACAGCAGGTTCAAAATCTAATAAAGCCAAAAAGAATTCAACAGATTATAATATGTTGGAACTTGGTCATGCTATCACAGATGAAATAACAGAAGAATTTAGAAAATGCAGAGAAATATACAATAAAGTATATGATGAAGATGAATATTGCCTTGTCAGACAGCCTGCAACAGATTGTCTTATAAATAATGCTAAACGATATAAATATTATGGGTGGCTTTATCTACCTAAACCGCGACCTGACCAAATGGTTTGGTTATATAATAAAAGACTCGATCAATTTGTTAAGATGCTATGGGTGCTTCCATCTGCTGCCAGAATGGCACAATTAGCTTCTACACAATGTATAGTACCAAAAGAATATGCTAGAATGCAAGCTTGGTCTGTAGCATTTTATAAAGGCACATTTTGGGAATATATAAGACATGAAAGTAAAATAGATATGCCAAGCGAACATGAATTCTTTTTAGCTAATAGAGAGGAATTGATTAAGGCTGGCTGTAATCTTCCCGATTCTGATGATTCCAAGGCCTTTGATTTTAGTAAAATCAGTGTCAATAAGGTCGAAGACCCTACGAAAACCATTTTTGAATAATATTTTTTCAATCTTTTCATCTAAACAAAGACACCCTAAAGGCACATCAGCAATAGATTGTTTTAGCATTTTATTATAATTTTCTAGACTTTCAAGTAATTTCTTGTTAATTTCTGTTGCATCGCTAATAGTCAATTTAACTTCAGTCATAGGAGTCCATTTGAATAATAATATACCAGAAAATATACAAGAACCTAAAAAAGAGCAAGTTCAAAATGATCCACAACAAGGAACGGTTAGCCCATCTATTACAAATGACATCGTGGAAGATAAAAATTGGGCAGCAATTAGAGAACAGCGGAAAGCAGATAGAAAAGCACGTGAAGAGGCGGATAAAAGAGCAGCAGATAAGGCAGCAGAAGCTTCAGCATTGAGGGCTGCTTTAGAGGCTATAACTAATAAGCCACAAATCCAGCAACAATATGGCGATCAAGAAGAAACTGAAGATGAACGTTTAAATAAACGTGTAGATGCTATTATAAAGCAAAGGGAAGCTGAATATCACAGAAAGAATGAAGAAAGAGAGCAGATAGAATTTCCAACACGATTACGACAAGCGATGCCAGATTTTGATAAGGTGTGTCATGCTGAAAATGTAGATTATTTAGAATATCATTATCCTGAACTTGTAAAACCATTTTCACATATGCCTAAAGGTTATGACTATTGGGAATCAATTTATAAACTTACAAAAAAATTAGTACCTAATCTTGATCATAAGCAAGATCAAAAACGTATGGAACAGAATCTAGCAAAGCCAGGTAGTATATCAAGCACAGGAACTACACAAGGTCAAGGAATAGCAGCACCTTCTAGATTGACAGAAGCGCAAAAGGCGGCTAATTGGGAAAGAATGCAAAGAGATAGAAAAGGGTTGAGATAAAACCGCTTTACATGGTATAATATTCGCAAGTACGCCTAGGAGGCATCCGAAAAACTCATCCTGAAGTTCGGCGTACTTTCTTTTCATCAGGTTAAAAACACAGGAGTTTTATGTCTAAAAAAATCAAGACTTGTCAGCATTGTAATAAAATATATTCAAATAAATGTTGTTCAAAGAATTGTTGTTATTCTTGTTATCATTTACTTGATGAATACGGAACAATTAACCCACCTCACTGGACTAGACAATGCAAACAATGTAAAGAAAATTTTACAAGTAAATGGTGGAAGCAAAAGACTTGTTCAAAAGAATGTGCTAAAAAAATCCTAATTCATAATAAATTTATTCAATATCGAATTGAAAACAATATTGATTTATCTATACCAAAGAAATTTAAAGCTCCTAATGGAAGTGGACATAAAGAACCTCATGGTTATATTTATATTACTAAAATGAGGCATCCTAATGCTCAAAAACATGGAAGAATATATGAACATACATTTGTAATGTCCGAATACTTAGGGCGTTCATTAATAAAAGGTGAATCAGTTCACCATAAGAATGGTATTCGTGATGATAATAGAATAGAAAACCTTGAACTTTGGTCAGTAGGTCAACCAGCTGGACAAAGAATAGAAGACAAATTAAAATGGGCTATGAAATTTATAGAACAATACAAGGACTTTAAAAAATAATTTACATTAATCATTAAAATATCATATTGTTAAAATGACTGATCTCTAGAATTCGTCATTCTTCGACTGAAAAGTACCTCGTCCGTACAGCTGTTTTAGTTCACTCGCAATGAACATATTATCAACTGTTACCCACGAGGTATTTTTATGTCATTCCCAACTGGAATCACAAATATTAACAACTTTGCTCCTGAGCTCCCGGTTCAAGCGGCGGAAGATTTGTTAAGTACTCCCATGTTCAACCTCATACATAGTTTTGGAGTAGATCTACATCACGCCGAATCTTATATCGGTAAAACAACACGTATGTCACGTTTTGAACGTCTTTCTACCGATGGCGGTCAACTTGACGGAAGCGGTATTGATCCTGCATCTGAAGTACCTGTACGTACAGATATTGATGCAACTATGGAAATATACGCTAAATCTATCGTTACTAACGAACAAGTTATTTTGTATGAGAATTCCAAAACTTTAACTAAGTTCACAGCATTGCTTGGACAATGGTTAAGAGAGAAAGAAGATTTGTTAATGAGAGATTTATTTTCTTCTAGCGTATCTTACATCAATTGTACAGGTGGTACTAACGGAGATCAGCCTTCAAACATTAGTTTGAATGATATTAATAATATCGAAACTATTTTGTTAGGTAATGATGCTCGTACAATGCTTGTAAGTATTGATGCCATGGATAAGTTTAATACAGGCCCAACACGTGATGCCTTTATTGCTTTAGCTTCTACTAATCTAACAAACGACTTGCAGAAGGTTCAAGGAGTTCTTTTAAAGAATGCTTACCCTTCACAAGAAGGTTTAAGACCAGAAGAATATTGTTCTATTTCAAGATTCAGATTCTTTGTTTCTTCAAAAGGTGCCAAGACACCTGGAATTTCTACACTTGGAAGAACAGTTTATACTATTCCAATGTATGGACTTGAAGCTGCTGCTAAAATTGAACAAAATAGTTATACAGCTGTAGTTGGCTATAGACCGCCATGGGTTGTTTCTTCTGTCGCACAGAATAGCCAACTTTATGCTAAGTTTGCAATTGCGAGAGCAATTACTAACCAAAACTGGATCTCTGGCTTAAACGCAACAACATTTAGCCCATCATAAGGAGTACAATATGCCATTTACTATTACTATGGGTGGATCATTCACCTCTACAGGTGCAGGAGTTAAAATCTTGCTACCCAACTATGCTGATTATTTTAAAGTTTGGAATATCACACAAATGCCATTAGCACCTGCCACTGGCGTTGTTATCGGTGCAGAATGGTTCGGTGCAAAATTTGGTCTTGGTGCTACTGCTGCAAATGATGGGATTAGAATTAAAAAAACTAACTCAACAAATGCGCCATTAATTGATACATTCCAAACAGCCACAGTTTCAAACGGCTTCACTTATGTTGCAACAAATCCTGTTGTAGAACAGCAAAATGCTGCCGTTATTACAAGTATTACACAAGCCAATGGTGCAGTTGTCTCACAGACAGCCCACGGTTATTCAAATGGCGATATTATCCAATTTTATAATACAACTGGAATGCTACAGATTTCTGGTATGAATTTTGAGATTTCAAGTGTGTCTTCTAATGCCTATACATTGATAGGTCTTGATTCCTCTGGTTTTGCAGCTCCTGCAACAGCTGGATTTACAAGACGTATTTCAAGATTTTTAGCTGTCGATCCTCAATTCATGTATGTAACTGCTGTAACTAAAGCTGTTCAAGCTGTAGTTACATTAAGTGTTGATCCATCGCTATATTATGTACCAGGCATGAGATTTCATTTTAGCATTCCTTTCTCTTTTGGTATGACAGAATTGAATCAAGTTAATGCTGAAATCTTATCTGTTAATCCTGCTACATATCAAGTCACAATTGATTTGAATACTACAGCATTCACAACATTTGCATTTCCTGCATCTACTACATCGCCTACAGCTACATTATTTGCTACGGCTTCACCTAGTGGTACAAGAACTACTCGTGATCCTAATACTTTTGTTGAAAAAGGTTATAATTTTCAATTTCAAGCATTTCATACAGGTCAGTTTGTACCGTATATCTTCTTATCTGGAGGTGCGCAATCTCCTGCCGGTGCAAGTGGCGATCAAATCAACTGGCAAGCATATAAACTTGAGAATTAAAAACTTCCTGGTTTATCCATATCGCCTTAAAAAAGCGATATGGATTTTTTAACAATGTAAAGCGGATTTACATGATAGTACCTAATAATGCAAATACTTACTTACGACCTGTTGTCACAGTACCATCAGCATTGGAAATTACAGATATTACTAGATCTTTTCCAATGTTAGTGACAACTATAATGACAACAGATCAAGAAAATGTATTTCAACAGAATCAAGTTGTTTCATTGTCAGTTCCCGTTACTTTTGGTATGTGGCAAGCCAATGGATTAAAAGGCATAATTTTAGATATAAACGTAAACATAATCAGTTTGGCAGTCGATTCAACGCAGTTTGATACCTTCCTTGACCCTAATAATGGTGAAATAGCAACTTTATCACCATCAGGTTCACGTAACCTTGAATATAATAACAACACGGCGTTACATGCGCCTTTTAGAAGTTTAAATAACATAGGAAATTAAAATATGAGCGTAGTAGTTCAATACACACAATCTGGCGAAGCACATGGCTTAGTCGATATATTTACAAATTCATGTGAAAACAATGATTTTAAACATATGAAGCCAGAAACAAAAGCTAAACTTGAAAAAGAAAAAAAAGAAGATGCAAGACTTGTTGAAATGGAATATGTCAACCGTAAAGGCGCACATGAGCGTCTTGATAAACATTATGTTAGATATGCAGGTGATCGTATTGAAAAATGGCATTTAATCCCTGGAAGGAAATATACGGTTCCTATGGGTCTTGTTAAAGAAGTTAACGGTCTTGAAGTAATCGAAAGAAGTGGCTTACTTGAAGTTGATGGTGTTAATGCTACAGCATCAGGCGCACCATTAGATAAAGATAGAATTAAAAATTGGGAGCACCGCCTAATACCGTGTAAGTATTAATATAGAGGTTATATGTCAGCAGTAGCACCATCAGATTCAACAGTTGTTTTTATACGTAAGAAGATTAGAAGACTTACGTCATCAGCAAGTGAGGCTGCTTTGACTACTGCTCAAATTGATGAATATATTAATAACTTCTATTTATCCGATTTTCCTTATGCTATTAAAATAGATCAAATGCGATCTGTTTACACCTTCTTTACAGAACCCTATCGTGATCGTTACCCACTTGATGTCAACTTTAATCAAGGAGTAAGATCACCTGTCTATGTAGAAGGAATAGCAGGAACTTTATATAAAGATAGACAACAATTTTATAATCTATGGCCAAGATGGCCAACATTATTTCATCCTATAGGTGGTGATGGTGTAACTACTATATTTAGTTTCAATGTCCCAGGCCCATTTCTTTCAAAAGAAGTAGTCCTTGGAGGTGTTGATGTAAATGGTAATCCTATCTCTGTAAATGACGATGGATTTGGCAATCTACAGCTTCAAGTGCCAAATCATGTAATTACCATTCCTGCTTATACTGCTGTTAATCCACCTTTATCTACAATTCCGATACCTGGAATGCATAATCAAAATACATTAAATCCTGGTTTAAATTACACAGGAACAAAAACAGGAACATTTCCAAATGGTATTGGCACAGTGGATTATATTACTGGTAATTTTAATATTGAGTTTCCTATAGCTCCAGCAGCAGGAACGCAAATAACTTTGTGGGTTTCACAATATACTACAGGAAGACCTTATAATCTATTATTCTGGAATAATGAATTTACAATACGTCCAATCCCTAAACTTATTCATAAAGTGGAAGTAGAAACTTACTTAACTCCTGTACAATTCATGCAAAGTACCGATCAACCTATTTTGGCTCAATGGGCACAATACATAGCTTATGGTGTATCTTGTGAGATTCAACGTGATCGTAATGATTTTGATGGTGTAAATCAACTTATGGAAGGATTTAAGCGTCAAGAGGCACTTGTTTTAGAGCGTCAAGGTGTAGAGGAAATATTTACACCTAATTATCAACTTTTTAACTCAACACAAAATAACTATATCAATGGTGGTTTTGGACAGAATGGGTTTAACTAATGACATATAGCCCCTTATATATCAAAGCTTATGAAACAGGACTTGTTACTAATCGTCAAAACTTTATTTTGCCAGATGATGCTTATCCCGTCATTGAAAATGCTTATGTTTGGCGTGAAACAATCAAAAGAAAATTATCTTATCAGCTACTTGGAAGACTACAAAGAAATAGAATAAGTGTTGTAGGTTTAACTTTAACTCTAAATACAGGGCAAAGTGTAAATTTAATTTCTGCTTTGTCCTTAGAAAGTCATTCAGGTATAGTTCCTGAAAGCATAAATATAATAGGAGTTATAGATGGTTCAACATATACAGATCCTTTAGGTAATGGTGTTCTAATTGCTACTGGAGGCGGTGGAATTGGTGGAACTATCAATTATGCAACAGGTCTACTAACTATTTTTGCAGGTGGTGGGCAAAATATCACCGGAACATTTTCATATTATCCAAACCTACCTGTAATGGGAATAAGACAGCGTGAAAGGATACAGGCATTAGAAGATGAAACTATCTTCTTTGATACTATATATGCGTATAATTACAATTCTACTATTAATGCTTTTGAAGAATTTCTTCCGGGTACAATATGGACAGGAACAAATTTCAATTTCTTTTGGACAACCAACTACTGGGTTGGTGATGGTAACCTTAAGATATTTTGGGCTACAAATTATTCTAATAATGATCCTATTCGGTATACAAATGGTCAAACAGGCACTAATTGGGTAGATTTTGCGCCTATAGTAGATGCAGGTGGTAATAAATTACTTCAATGTTTAGCTATGCTTCCTTTTAGAGGTCGTATGGTAGTATTTAATACTGTAGAAGGGACAATATTACCGGCAGCAAGATTTACAAATAGAATTAGATGGGCTGCAATTGGTAATCCTTTTACTGTTGCTAGCCCAATTGTAAGTGTTGTTAGTGTAAATGCATGGCGTGACGATATAAGGGGTAAAGGGGGTTTTCTTGATATTCCGACTAGTGAAGACATTGTTAGTGTTGGTTTTGTACGCGATAATCTGGTTATTTATTGTGAGCGTTCTACTTGGCAATTACGTTATACAGGTCGTACGATCGCACCTTTTCAGATCGAGAAAGTAAATAGTGAATTAGGTTCTGCAAGTACATTTTCAGCTATTCAATTTGACACCTCCCTTGTGGGTATTGGAGATAAAGGAATAGTTGAATGCGATAGTTTTAAATCTGAAAAAATAGATATTAAAATTCCTGATTTTGTATTCAATCTACAATCAAAAAATAATGCTTTTAAAAGAATTCAAGGTATCAGAGATTTTGAAAATAGATTAGCTTTTTGGACATATTGCAGTTCAAATGCAAATGGCATTTTTCCCGATAAAAGACTTGTTTATAATTATGAAAATGATTCGTGGTCTATATTTACAGATAGTTTAACAGCACTTGGCAATTTTAATGTTCCGGTTAGTAGAACATGGCTTAACACACACTTAGCATGGATAAATTGTCCATTTGCTTGGATAAATCAACCAGAAGAATCGAATATCATAATAGGGGGAAATCAGCAAGGTTTTATCGAAATGCTTGATGAAACAAATACAAACGATCCAAGCCTTTATATTGCAGCAATTACAGGAAATAGTCCAAATCCTACTACTATAACAAGTTTTGATCATAATATGCAGACAGGTACAATTATAAGTATATCTGGTATAGCTATAGGAACACCTTTTGCAACTGCTTTAAATGGAAATGTATTTTTTATCCACAGATTAGGGGCGGATAATTTTTCATTATGGGTTTATGATCCTATTTCAGACCAATTTAGTATACCATCTTTAAGTATTGAAACAGATTATATTGGAGGTGGTTTAATATCTGTAAGAGACAACTTCAATATAACAAGTAAGAAATTTAACCTTATAGAATATGGCACAAGTATTATGTTGGGTTATATGGATATATTAATGGCAGCAACAGGTCAAGCAAATCCTGGTGAAATAGCAATGAATGTATTTATAGATTATAACGATGGACAAGCTACTAATACTTTACCTGAAAATACTATTGCTAATGGTTCTTCGATACCAACTGCAGATACTTTTTTCAATGCGGTTATACCTACAACCTCAAGTGATTTAAACAATAAAGGCGGTACTAAGTTTTGGCAACGTGTTTATTGTGCGACTAGAGGTAATTTTGTGACCATACAGTTTACATTTAATAATAGACAGATGGCAACAGAACCACAAGAGTTAGAAGTTCAAATAGATGCACAGACACTTTATATTAAGCCTGCTGGTAATTTAACCCAAATTTAATAAGAGAGTAATTTATGAGTTTATACAATCCTGCCGTGCCAACGGGTACATTAGAATTAGATGAAGATTATATCAATCTGCAACATAATTTTCAGCAATTAGATACTACTTATAAAGTTAATCATATTGCTTTGACAGATAATACTACAAATAATGGAGCTCATACTTTCGTAGAATTGCGAAATCAAGCAGGATTGCCAGCAGGATTAAAAACACTTGAAGGAACTATCTATACTAAGATTGTAAGTGCGGTAAGTGAGTTATTTTACACTCCTGATACTTCTACAAATGAATATCAATTGACAAGAACAATATCAGCTAATTTTGCAGCATTTTCTACTTTCACTAACTATGCCCCTCCCTTACCAACTCAAAATGGAGGATGGACATTTCTTCCAGGCGGAATGTTGTTTCAATATGGAACAATAACCATTGCTGCAAATTCTACTGTTAAAACATTGGTATTTCCTGTTGCATTCTCAAATACAAATATTGTTATTACAGTTACGAGGGAGAAAACAGATACTTCTACGACGGCACAAGAAATTAGAATTGTAACTGGATCGATAACCACTTCTCAATTTCAAGTAATACAATCCTCTAGTTCATCAACGAATATAATGCATTGGCACGCAATAGGAAAATAATATGAGTTTTTCATCACAAGAATTTGAATCTTACGTTCCTGTTTATGATACAATACCAGAAAATTGGGAAGAGGCTAGGCAATTTCTAATCGAGAATAATAGAAAACTTGCTAATGCCGTTAATATCCGCACTATAGGTTGGTATTTAGATGAAGAATTATTAAGCGGGAATGCTTTTATACCAGGAATGACAATACCAGGTAATAATCCTTCAAACTATAGACAAATTTTAAGAAAAGTGATTGATGTTAGCCCTTTGATAGCAGGTTTAAATACTTTTCCTCATGGTGTAACAAATGATGTCAACTTGACAAATATAAGATATTGGGTATCTGCTACAAATTCAGTAACATTTGAAAATATCACAATGGTATACCCGGAAGTAGTCGTAAATGGTACTAATGTAAATATAACAT